GGTAGTTTCGTATGGCCTTCGCGGCTTGTTCTGCGGTTACTTTGTCGTAGGCATCTACTAAACTATCCCACAACAACCAGTTTTCATCATTTTTATCTTTATCCGCTGCATCAGCGTACTCTTGAAACGGCGGGTAGAATAAGTGGTGCAGACCTATGTCTTTGACAGGCATAAAGGCTTCTTCTTCCGTAGAATTAACAAAGTCATACGCCCTTTCCGTGGCATCTGGGTGATAGACAATCGGACCTCCCGTAGCATAGTTTTCCGGCTTTTCCTTATTCAAGAGCCAACACCATCCACCAATACAGGCTACCGTTCCGCAATCATAATCGCTCACGGCGGGAACCTGTAAATTAAAATTCATTTGGTTCGGCTTTGGCGGGTTATCACCAGACTTGGTTTGTGCGTCGGTGTGAATGATTATCTGGTTTTCCAGCATTTCTGCCACGACCAACAACCCTTTCCGCAAACCTTCTTTAGTATCTAAATTGATATCCTTATTCATGTTACGCTCCCATTGCTTTTGCTAATAGATCTTTGTCTTCGATCTGACCACGATACTTATTCACCAAACGCTTACCAAGTACTGCCTGTTTAAACGTCAACTTAGAGTTCATTGCAAGTGACCTTCCAATGTCAGTGTCCAGTCTATTGAAGCCGACCTTGTTCTGAGCACGAGCACCATCTGCGTCCATACTGGAGATAACCTGCAGACATTGCAATATAGCGGCTGACTGATCCACAGATATTTTTTCAGCTTCAGTGTCGATGTTTAAACGTGTCGTCGATGCAGTGATCGGTTGGTCTGGAAGAACTGGAATGTCAAGGTCTGCTATGGCGTTATCCTTGTCCAATGCCTGATCAATGATATCCATCTTCAAGACCACCGACCGGGCCATGTTGGAATCGATAGAGCCTTCGAGTACCAGATGTTGCACTAGAACGGATTCCTTCTGACCGATACGATGAGCACGATCCTCTGCCTGTAAGAGATCAGCAGGTGTGTACGTAATCTCAGCGAACACAACGTGTGAAGCGGCTGTTAGAGTAATACCAACACCAGCCGCCTTGATATTGCCAATGAAGAATAGACACGATGGATCATTCTGGAACCTGTCAACTGCCTCTTGACGTGCCGTCATGTTGACTGATCCAGTAACCTTCACAGCTTCCTTGCCAAGAGCTTCATACAAAGCATCGATCACGACATGATGATGCGCGAAGACAATCACCTTGCCTGAGCAGTTCTTCAGGTGTTCAATAACATATGGTATCTTCGCGACTGCTGTGTCCCTACGTGCGATAGCGATTTCCTGAAACGCCGCTGACGCACCGTCACGTAACTTGTTTACGGCATCTTTGTATACGTTGATATCATCAGAAGCTTTAGACAACTCGACAGCAACACGCAGGTGATGCAGTTGTTCCATTGCTCTGGACATGACCTTGACTTCATTGTCAATCTGTACCGTCGCCCCATTCTTCGGGAACTCAATGATCTGCCTACGCTTGGCAGGAAGATCCTTCAACACGTCTGCCTTGAGCCTACGCACCATGATTGTAGAGCGTAGCTTGTTCTGCAACTCGTCAAGGTTGGTTGCCCCTGCGTCATCGAAACCAAAGCGTCCCTTGTGTGCTCCACAGTAACGATACGCAAAGCGATAGTAGCTGTTGTATGTGACTGGATCTAAACTGCTGATCAAACTCCATATTTCTTTTGGCCTGTTCAGGATAGGCGTCCCTGTCAGGAACAGTCTACGCTTTGCCTTGATTGGTTTAAGTTCACTCATGACTTTGCTTTCTTCTTGTTGATCTTGCCGCCAAGTACAGCGACAGTGCGTTGAGCCTTCTGGTTCTTAAGATAGTGAGCCTCGTCACAGATCAGCAAGTCCCAATCGACAGCATCAATCTTGTCACGATGCCTGTCCACGATGTCATAGTTTATGATTACGATGTCGCAATCTTCAGGATAGTCATTGGCAACAGCAACACCACACCTAAGAGGCTTTGTGCTCCACTTATCGAACTCACGTTGCCAGTTGATCCGCAGGGTAGCAGGACAGATCACGAGGATTTTCTCTGCACCAGTAACATTCGCCACGCCAATGGCTTGGATCGTTTTACCCAAGCCCATCTCGTCTGCGATAAGTGTACCCGCACGTTCAGATGCGTACACAATCCCTGCCTTCTGGTATGGTAGATACTCCAGACCTTCAGGGCGAGGGAGATCAACGTCAGCATCAGTCGCACGTGATGCTTCAAGTACTTCAACCATTTTGTTATGTTCTTCAACCAGAATGGCACGTGTTGTGGCAGAGGCGTATTTGATTAACGTCGCCGCCTTACTTTTGTCGTCAGTCCACCACAATTTAGATACACTGTCCCACCTAAACCGTGCGCTTTTGGGGATTTCTCTTTCATCAAATGATCCACGAAAGATAAACTTGCCATTCTCGTAATACAGTGTAGCCATGATGCACCTGTTTACTCTACTGTGGAACCGTAACTCTTCAACTTATAAACCGCGTATGGTTTGTTGTTGAGGTCACGCTTGAGGATCGTCTGGATTTCAAAGCCATCCTTCTTGAGGTCATAGATGCACGACGCAAGACGGAAGATTCCGTACACGCCAAACGCTTCAAGAGGCGATATCTTACCCAACGTCAGGAGATGTGCCAACACCTTCTGCTTTTGTGTCGCAGCAGCAAGGCGTTCTTTTGCCTTCACAAGCTCACGCAGAGTCGTTGATCCCGTAGAGATTTTCTTCTGTTCTGACTGTACCATTGATAGTCTCCTTGTTTTTCAATGTGAATTGTTGAATACCGTGCATCACGGTGCTGTGATCTCTATTCATGGCAGTGCCAATCTGGTGCATTGTCATGTTTAATTCGTGCCTCAGCCTGTAGAAACATTCTTGACGTGCATCAACCAGTGGTCTTGATCTGCTTTCGAGCCTGAATGATGTCACAGGAATTCTGTGCTTGATCGCGACTTCACGCATGATGGTCTTGAACGTGACCTTCTCGCTCTTCTGTATGTTCCACTTTTCAAGTTCTCTCTGTACCCAATTGTCTGTAATACTTGCAGTGTCGATTACCTGTTTAAACACAGGTGCTTCAAGGGCAAGTGGCGGCGACACAGGAGTAATAACAATTCGTTCCTGTGGTGGGGCAAACTGTTTCCTAATACGTGCATAGTTCTGCCTGATTGTACCGATGTCCTGCACGTCGTCATCCATACGTAAAGCTAAACGGCTCATGACTTCTTAACCTTTATTGCAGAATTGTTCATGGCATCACGCATGATCCATGCCCAATGGTTGATTGATTTCGCGAGTTCCTGTGCGACTCCAGTATCAATGAGATACTGAAGCGCGATGTTGTATTCTTCCTGTGTCTTGTGCTTCTTGCCTTCGATTAGTTCGAAGTAAGCCTGTGCCTTGGTGTCGTCAATCATCTTTAATCCTCATGAGCATGAGAGCAGTTTGGTACGGTGTAGTTTCTAGATATGTTGCCTTCACTTCAGCTTCAGGATATTTCTTGAGTACAGCCTCTTTGAGTTTTAGAAACTCAATTGCTGTGCTGAGATTGTACACGTAGGTTTCTTCTGTGAAGTCTCCTTGTGATTCAGGCGGGAGCCAGATGAATGCGCGAATAAATGTTGTGACTTCATGCGACATGGTAGTCCCCTCTCTCAAATATTTCGATGACTTCTGATTGGTTACTGGCTATGCCTATCCTGAACAATGTTCCGACAGGAAGCCATGTGATTTTAAGGCCACGTAGTCCACCCATGTAGGCGTCAGGGTATTTCAACTTCGCGATTTGTGTTAAGCCGTCAAGAAAGACATCAAACGGCATAAGTTCTTTGTTAGAGGCGTGTATAAACGATGCCATGTCACGATCAAACGGATCAGGCCCGTCTGTGTATTGCGTTGACCAAGGGCAGGTTTCAGATGAAAGAACGGCAACAACTGCACCGCCGTCCTTGTATAGTTTGTGTGGGTTCTCCAACATATTCTTGACTCTATGTTCCATTCCATCCACCTATGTACATGATGACTGCCGTGAGAAATGATAGAATAATCAATCCCACGGCGATGTCAAATGCTATTACAAGATATTTTTCAATCACAGCTAGACATTCTGTCTGTGTGTACAACATACTTGCCAGTATGCTGTGTGTAGGCAACGAAATGTTCATTCGATCTCGGTGCAACAAGTTCTGGTGACGTTGCGGTAGCATGATACCCTGCGAGATCCATCTCGAACCGTTCACGAAACTCCTGTGCTTCATCAAGAGTGTCGAAGTAGTGTGTCTTCTGTATATTAGCCATTGTATTCACTCCTGTGGTTTCAAGATTTCAAGATATTTTAACCGCTGTTCGCGACCTAGTGCCGTTCCATCGTCCTTGTAAGATAAATCATCAGCCAAGATTTCGTAAGCTTCAGCTTTTGATATGACTTCCTGTAAATCGATATCGATAATTTCAATTGATTCAGTTTCTCTGATCGGGTTGGTCATGTGATCGAAACGTTCAACGTGCTCCTGTGCCCATTCTGCGAAGTGGTCTAAATCCATATCCATTTCAAACGAATATGTAGAGGTTTTGTAGCTGTCGGTTGTTACTAGATACTTCTTCATTTCACTTGCTCCCTTTTGCAGGTAACCATTCGAAGTGAGTTCCGAATGTCTTGTAGTGCAACTCCATGTATTTCAACAGCCATTGCAAGTCTGTTGGTGCGTCGAGCATCTCCAAGCTGTGGTCGTAGTTGGTTTCCTCAGTAACGTCTTCGTCCATCAAATCGGAATGATTATGCAGGACGTAGGACGCGATGGTTTCCAAGTCGTGACTACACTGATCCGCGAATGAATGAGACTGCGTTGGATCGTATTCCATTTAGACAACTCCTTGTTTGTTCTGGCGGCGATACATTATTGAGCATCTCCTCGTTTGTTCTGGCGGCGATACGTTCTTGATCTTCGATCAGAGCCATGACACGTTCACCAATCTTGTGACGCTCACCCTTGGATAGGTGTGTCATTGCCTTGACCTTTGCGATTGCATCAATAAGTGCGGGTGACATTGCGGCGAATGAATTAGACTGCATGGAAAGTTCTCCTGAGATTTGTGAAAAGACGCATCTTCGAACGCATTAACTGCACCTTGATGTGCTGTTTAAACGGGTTCTTTGGTTTGTATTTAGGCTTCGTCACTGGCTTTCGTATCGGACGCATAGGTGCATACTCCACTGTTTATCAGGTTGATGGCTGTCCTGCCGAATGATCCTTGTAAGTGCCACACCAGACCAGTATCGATCAGGTGTTGCCACGCTTCAAGGAACTGCTCCTCGTTGTCGGCATCGATGAAACCTTCTGCGATGCCGACTGCTGTGTAGTTATCCATCTCATGCCACCTTCTTTACCTTGACTGCGTGACTGTTAAGCTTACCCGCAAAACGCTTACGCTTCTTGACGAGGTTCTCGACGTACTGCATTGCATCACCTACGTTCTGAGCAATGACTAGACGTTCTACTCGACCAAGCCGACCGCCAAGTGTTACATACGTAGTCTTGACAGAGAACACGGGTGCTTCGTCCTGTGTCTTGAGGAATCGTTTCAGATTGCGGAACACAGGATCAAATCCGAGGTTCGACAATTCCTTGCCATAGGTGTCACGAGCGTCAACAAGTTCGTTCAACAGTTTCTTAAGCGATTTCATTTTGCTTCTCTCCGATTAATGTTACAGGTGCTTTGGTTTCGATCCACAGTTTTGCTCCACATGGTCTAGGCTGATCGGGGCTATAGATCATGCGTGAAGGCCCGTCAATCTGTACTTCCATGCAGTACCGTACTGACTTGCCATCCTCAACGCGAACCACGGGATGTGTAGTCCCATGTTTCGCGTTTGATTGGATAATGTTGCGGTTGATGTGTATGATTTTCATGCTTACAACCCTACGATTTCGTCGATGATTTCAATTGCACGTGCCTCGCCATTAGATGTCAACACAAGTTCCTTGCCATCGCGCTTGGCGTACTTGAATTCGAGCAGATCATCTGTCGTGTACTCGGTCTTCATCGCGCTGAGTGGGTCAATCACACAGTCATGACCAGATGGTGCTTTCGGCAGACCATATTGCGTGATCGGTTCCCGCGTCATTCGCAGTTTGTAGTCGTTGTTCGCAGGGTCTAGCAGGAGTACCATGCGTGTCGTTTGTCCCTTCTTGACCTCGACGCCTGTCTGGATTGGAGCCATTGGATAGCCGCCGACTTGTTTCAGGATGACCTTGCCCCATTTGATACCGTCTTCCGTCATGGTTGTCGCACCGTTTCGTGCCAGAACCTTCAGTCCGACATCCTGACACGCTTGTTTAAACAGCTTCCCATGCCCGTGTTTCTCATGACCTGCGTCCCATAGCGAGGCGTGGATTAACTCATGCACGACCAGACCGAACACGACGAGATCACCTTCGAGGTATTGCGGTGACGCTTTTGTGATCCAGTTGCCGTCACCCTTCGCCGTGCTGAGGCGTGGATTGACGAATATTTCGTAGTGATCATCGCCAGACGCAGATGACTTCCAGCACTCGCCGAGACGCTTACCGTTCTTGCCAGTCGATGGAAACCCGCACGAGATGCGAGTGTTTCGGGGGATTGGAATTCCCGCTTGAAGAAACGTCTCGCGACATTCATCGACGACCTTGCCGAACCATTCTTCGCGAGTGGTGATGTAGTTTGCCGTTGGTGTAGACGCCAAGGCGATACGTGCTGTCTTCGAGGTGTTCATTATCTTGCTCCCATTTTCTGTGATTTGACGTTTAAACAGTCCTGATATGATCCGGTGTGGATAATCCGGTATGAATTTCTCACGACATCACCCTTGCAGACGATGACGTTGCCGAATGAATTGATTTGTGCGGTGTACATGGTGTGCTCCTTATAATACCCAAAGCATGATGGGTGTGATGAATGCGCCGAGGCAGAAAAGCTCGAAGATGTCGATGAAGAATTCGGTCATGGGATACTCCTAGTAAAAGAGGTCAAGTGCTGAGTCAAGGTCAATTCCGTCAGGGGTGTGTTCATATAGTGTCGCCTGTGGACGTGCCTCGCCGTTGTGAAACAGATTGATTGTATGCTTGGGATCGACCTTGGTAGCGTAGAGCCAGATGTCCCACTCCAGACGGCCCAAGTGTTCAAGCATGGATGTCGCACCTTCCGCGAACATGGTTGCGTTGTGTATTTCATTGATCTTTTTGCTCATTGTCTTGCTCCTTACAACATTGATTTGAGTTCAGCCTTGCACCGCTTGGCTGTGTCACCGCGATATGTCTGGGCATTGGCGAGAAAGTACCGAACGATTGACCGTGCGTCATCGTACCCATACTGCTCGTCGATACTCGACAGTTCCGACATTGCCCGTAGGTATGGCACAGCCACAAAGTAAGGCTTCGCCCAGTCGGTGTGGATTTCTTTCGCGATTGCGTTAAGCGTTCTCATTGTCATACTCCGTGGAATTGTGCTTCGAGGGTGTCGATTAGCGGTTGAATTGTGTCGATCATCTCGTTTAAACTCAACGAATGATCCGCGATGACATCGTATCCGTCATTGCCGTACACGAGGAAAACCCATGACATTTTTGGGTTATCGGGGTGCACGAAGAACATATGTTCCTCGTCAGTCTGCCGGATCGACGCCATCACCTCTTTAAGGTAATGGCAGGTGATCTGTTCTCCATCGTCGCCGCCATTGTCGATGATGACTTTCGTGAAGCCCCGTTTAAACGCCTCGGTGACCAGTGCTTTGACGACCTGACGTTCCATGCTTTCGATGATGTGCATTTTCATTCTCCGATTATGATGATTTCGACAGTGCCGTCGAGGACGACATACATCGCCTGTTGATTGGCGGCAATACCGTATTTTTTCGCGATGTGTGTGATCCTGTCCAGTCGATATTGGACGGTAGCATCCGCGACCGTGTACCGTATGGAAGGCTCTTCGAACAATTCACCCTTGGCGTTGAGCCAACCGCCTGTCTGTGCTGTTGCGGAATAGCCGCCAAAGTATTCGATCAACTCACGCTTCAGTGCGGTGTGTGTCACCGAAAGATCACGACCGTCATTGTCGTGCGTAGGTAGGACGATTGAATGTTCACGCATTGTAGTTCTCCGTTTTTTCACTTGCATCGGCTCAAAAAGCTTGATAGGTGTTTGGTCGTCGGCGGGACACACCCTCCGGCGCCTCTGCTGAGGACTAGCGCCACCTGATGGGATGCCATCCCGCCCCGTGGTTCTGCGGTTACCAGAGGTTTCGGGCCTACGCCTCACGAGCGTAACAACGTGCGCCCTGCGGTAAGAGCAGGACTGGCCTACGCCCTCGCCTGAAAATTACCCGTCACACCGGACGGGCCATTCAGAACGAGTCGGAGCGGGGCGGTTAGGAGAC